CCTGTTGTTGACGCTATGAAACGTGGCGCTGTTCTTTTACTTGATGAGATTGACTTAGCAAGTAATAAGATTATGTGTTTACAACCTATCTTAGAAGGTAACGGTGTGTTCCTTAAAAAGATTGGTAAATTTGTAGAACCACAATCTGGTTTTAATGTAATCGCTACTGCCAATACAAAAGGTAAAGGTAGTGATGACGGAAGATTTATTGGTACTAACATACTCAATGAAGCATTCCTTGAAAGATTTCCTGTTACTTTTGAGCAACAGTATCCTCCTATTAAGGTAGAACAAAAAATACTTGATAACGTTATGGATGCCTATAACTTAAAAGATGACAAGTTTACAGAAAACCTAGTTAAATGGGCTGATGTAATTCGTAAGACTTTCTATGATGGTGGTGTTGATGAGATTATCGCTACTCGTAGATTAGTACATATCATTAATGCTTATGCTATCTTTAAGAACAAACTAAAATCTGTTCAAGTGTGTGTAAACAGATTTGATGATGATACTAAAAACAGTTTCCTTGATTTGTATTCCAAAGTTGACGCAGGCGTTAATATGGAAGACTTATCAGGAAATGTCAATGATGATGAGACAGTAGAGGATAGTAATATCTAATATGAAATTCATTCATAATGTAGACCTCGTAGGTGGCGGAACTCATAATCCCGCCACCGCTAAATCTACTTTGAGCGGGTTAAGCATAAAAGTAATGTGTGTTAATTCCATTAACAAGAACTTCGGGCAGTACGAAGGATCCGCTCCAACTAACTAATAAAGATATGACAATAACAGTAATAGTAAAAAATAACAACGTAGAAAAAGCTATTAGAACCTTAAAGAAAAAGGTCCTAAAAGAAGGTCTCTTAAAAGAAATAAAACAAAGGCAATATTACGAAAAGCCTACGTTAAAGAGACAAAGAAGACATAAAGAAAATCTAAAACGTGTTGCTAAATTAAATAAGCAACGAGAACGTGAAGGATTTTAAAAGAATTTCTGTTGATGACACGGCGGAATAAACACCATAAACTAAAGGAGTATATTATGGCAAGAACAAGAATAGCAAACAGCACAAAATTTCTTAACGCAATGTTAAGAGGTGCTAGTGTAACCTGGACGGAAGCACAAAAAAAATTTAGTTTGAAATCACCAAGAAGCGTGGTTAACAAATTAAGAGAAGATGGACATTGCGTGTACATCAATAAATCAGCAAAAGGTACTAGTTACAGAATTGGTACACCTTCAAAAGCGTTAGTGGCTGCAGGTTTTGCTATGTTAGAAGGCGCTTCTGCATAAATAGTCATGTGGCAATTCATAAGACCACTTGAATGTTGCCTCTCGTAAAGACAACATATTCAGCCTTTTTATGGTTTGGGCTTGTAAAAAATTAAACCATAACTATATAAATACTAATGTACGCCATAATGGGTACATTTTAAACTCGCTTAAAAGGAGAAAAACTATGAATAAAACTCTATCAATATGGAATGACCTACGACCATTTACTGTAGGCTTTGATAGTATCTTTGACCATTTTGACAATCAGTTAGAACATACAAGGTCACAAAATCAAACTTATCCACCATACAACATTAACAGAATTGACGACCTCAATTATCAAGTTGAAATGGCACTTGCCGGTTTCAGTAGAAGTGATATTGATGTCCAGTACGCTGACAATCAATTAACTGTTAAGTCCGTACATAGTGATAAAGATGAAAAAGATACTATTCATAGAGGCATATCAAAAAGACATTTTACTAGACGATTTACTGTAGCAGATGATGTTATGGTAAAAGGTGCTAAGATGGAAGATGGTATGCTTTTAATTGACTTGGAAAAAATAGTACCAGAGGAAAAGAAACCTAGAACTATTGAAATTAAATAATGAATAAATGATAGGGTGGGCTTTATGCCCACCCACCACTATATTATGAGCATACTTTTTGAAACACATATACTACACAAACACTTAGACCTTAACCTAGAGGTCATTAAACACCATTGTCGTGGCATAAGAATACATGGCAAAGGTAGAGACGTTTCTAACATAGGTGGTTGGCAAAGTGAAGACTTATACGGCGACCATCCTGAACTTTACGATTTATTTGAATCCATAGATGAATATGGTAATGAATATTCTCAACATGTAAATAGAGACCACGTTAAACTTGATAACGTGTGGGTAAACTTTAATGGTTACAAAGACTACAATAGACCACATGTACATAGTGGTGCATATGTGAGTGGTGTGTATTATGTACAAACACCTGAAGATTGTGGCAACTTATGTTTTGAACACCCTTCGCCACTACACAATACTGAATGGGACCATGTACCAAATGTAATGGGATATGTTCCACAAGAGAATGATTTGTTTTTATTTCCTAATTGGCTAAGTCATTATGTATTACCAAATCTAAACGAAAAAGAGGAAAGAATTTCAATCTCATTTAATTTGAGGCTTGACAAAACAACTTAATTATGATAGGATACCATTATGTATAAATTTAAAGAAAATATTATATTAGATGATGTAAAGAGATATATTGACCAAACATATAATTCTCATTATTCATCTACAAAAAAACAGGCTACTGAAATCATTATCGACCAAGGACACGGTGAAGGTTTTTGTATGGGCAATATTTTAAAATATGCTCAACGTTATGGCAAAAAAGATGGCAAGAATAAGAATGACCTTATGAAAGTTATACATTATGCTGTAATTCAATTGTCCCAAGACCACTATTCACAAGGTAATTTGTTTGAAGACTTACAACAAGACTTATTACAATATGATATTGGCAAAAATGCACCGCTAAGAAGTGTTGCAAGTGAAAAATATAATAAGGAGATATAATGAAACTAAGTGAAGCGACCAAAGAGATATTGAAGAACTTTTCTGACATCAATCCTAACTTGATGATTAAACCAGGTAAAGAACTAAAAACAATCTCTACTATGAAGAATATCCTTGCCACAGCGCAAGTAGAAGAAGACTTTCCACAAGATATTGCTATCTATGACCTATCTGAGTTCTTAGGTGTAATGTCTTTATTTAACAAACCTACATTTGCTTTTGATGATAAGTCATTGTCAATTAGTGAAGAAGGTACAAAAACAAAGTCAAAGTATTACTTTGCTGATGCCTCTATTTTAACAACACCACAAAAAGATGTTAAAATGCCAGAAGCAGAGGTAAACTTTACATTAACGGAAACTGACTTAACAAAAGTTAAGAAAGCGGCTGCAATGTTACAACTACCTGATATCGCTGTATCAAGTGAAGGTGGTGATATTACATTGTCGGCGATGGATAAAAAGAATGATACTGCCAATAACTTCAATCTCAAAGTAGGTACAAGTGATAAGACATTTGTATTTCACTTTAAAACAGAACATTTAAAAATGTTACCTGGTGATTATGATGTGGCAATCTCATCTAAATTAATTAGTAATTTCAAACACAAATCTAAATCAATTCAGTATTGGGTTGCATTAGAGAATACAAGTAAATATACTGGCTAATTAGATGAGGATTTTATTATGGATAACTTTTTATGGGTAGAGCGATATAGGCCTGCCAAGATTGACGAATGTATTCTTCCTGTTGAGATTAAGAATACATTTAAACAACTACTATCTAAGGGTGAGATACCTAACTTATTGTTAAGTGGTACTGCTGGCACAGGCAAAACTACTGTAGCGAAAGCATTATGTACTGAATTAGGTTTAGATGTAATGATGATTAATGGTTCTGATGAAGGCCGTTCAATTGACATTGTAAGAAATCAAATTCGTAACTTTGCCAGTACAGTATCACTTAATGAAACAGGCAAACCTAAAGTTGTAATTGTTGATGAAGCAGATTACATGAATGCTGAAAGTGTTCAACCTGCATTAAGAAACTTTATAGAAACGTTTAGTGGTAACTGTAGATTTATATTTACATGTAATTACAAGAACAAAATTATACCTGCAATTCACAGTAGATGTACTGTAATTAATTTTACAATACAAAACAAAGACAAAGAAAAACTAGCAGGACAATTTCATACACGCCTTTCTAAAATACTTGACCAAGAAAACATTGAGTTTGACCCTAAGGTATTGGCAGAATTAATTATTAAATTCTATCCAGACTTTAGACGAACTATCAACGAACTACAGCGTTATAGTGTAAGTGGTAAGATTGATACTGGTATACTTGTATCTATTTCAGATATGAATATACAAGGTCTCAATACAGCGTTAAAGAAACGAAACTTTCCTGATATGAGAAAGTGGGTTGTTGATAATATAGATAAAGACCCTGCTGGTCTCTATAAAGAACTTTATGATAACTTATACCGTGTATTAGAACCTAACACTATTCCTGCAATGGTCATTCTTTTGGCTGACTATCAATACAAGAATGCTTTTGTGGCGGATCCTGAATTAAACATGGTCGCTTGCCTGACAGAGATTATGGGTGAGTGTAAGTTTAAATGAATGATTATAGTTTAACAAAGTACCTTACGGCCATTAATTGGTCAAAAGAAAAGTTACTAGATACTGACGATAAAGATTGGGAGAAGAAATACCCACCTTATATAATCAATAAAGGCCTATCTTATTTTTCAGATACCGTAATGTATGCTAATGAAATGAATAGATTACATGGCGCTTCTAAGCACATGCAATTCTCGTTTTTACTAAATACTATTAGACCTAAAAAAAGGTTTAGTAAGTGGCTAAAAGCGTCAAAACTTAGCAACCTAGACTTGGTTAAAGTTTATTACGGATATAGCAATGAAAAGGCTAAACAGGCACTTGAACTGCTTACGAAAAAACAGATTGAATATATAAAGAATAAATTATATAGGGGTGGGAAAAAATGAGTGAAAATATAGAATGGAAGCCAGAGCATATGCTCGAGGTTCGTCTAAAAGAACCTGATGACTTTCTGAAGATAAGAGAAACACTTACAAGAATTGGTGTAGCAAGTCGTAAAGAACGTAAGATATACCAATCATGCCACATACTACATAAACAAGGTAGGTATTTTATTGTCCATTTCAAAGAACTGTTTGCCCTAGACGGCAAGCAAAGTAATATTTCCGCTAATGATGTTGAACGTAGAAATACAATATCACAGTTATTAGCAGATTGGGGATTAATTGAGTTGATTAGTCCTGTTGAAACCAAGGCACCATTATCACAAATAAAAGTTTTACCTTTTAAAGAGAAAAGCGAATGGATACTGGAACCTAAATATAATATTGGAAAGAAACCTGAAAATGACACCAGACCCACAGAACAAACTAATACTACTACAAGCGCTTAAATCTAGCGCTCAAGGCAATATAGATAAACATAAAGCAAATGTGGATATCTATCTACGAAATGCCATTGGCATTGGCGAGCATTCTGATATTGTGGAAACAATTGAAAAAGAAATCGACCACATTGCCAAATACCAAGACCAACTTGATATAATTGAAAAATACTTTGATAATTAGGCTTGACTTTTAGCACATTTTGTGTTATAATGTTATTTTAAATGCAAGAATTTTATACAAACGTTTCACCTTACGGTGATGAATTATTGGTACGAGGTTTCACAGGCGGTAAAAGATTTACTGATAGACTTCGTTATGCACCAAAACTATATCATCCGTACAAAGGTAAAACTACACACAAATCCTTAGATGGCACACCTCTTATAGCGAGAACTTGTAAGACAGTTAAAGAAGCAAGAATACTCATTAAGAGATATGAAGACCACCCTAACTTTTTATATGGCACAGATAGATGGCAATATCAATACATGGCAGACTATTGGCCTGGCGAAATTGAATATGATAAAGAGAAATTAAGAATATACACAATTGATATTGAAGTTGAAAGTGAGTATGGTTTTCCACATGTAGATGACGCTGACGAGAAAATGATTTGTATTACAATCAAAGACCAAATCAAAAAACAATTTCTTGTATGGGGTATGGCAGATTACAAAGTTTCTAAAGACAATGTAAGTTATGTGAAATGTAAAGATGAAAAAGATTTACTTATTAAGTTTCTAAAGTTTTGGCGTGAATATACACCTGATGTTGTTACAGGTTGGAATAGTAAATACTTTGATATGCCATATCTCATCAATAGAACAAAGAAGGTATTAGGTGAACATGTTATCAAAAGATATTCGCCTTGGGATTTAGTTGATGAATCCACTGCCTATCACAATGGCAGACAAGTTACATTTTTTAGATTACTAGGCATTGCTCAACTTGACTATCTACAATTGTATGCCAAATTTACAATTAAGAACCAAGAACGATATACACTTGACCATATTGCCTTTGTTGAGTTAGGTGAACAAAAAGATAAAAACCCATATGATACTTTCAAAGAATGGTATCAAAATGACATACAATCTTTTATTGATTACAATGTCATTGACGTTGAACTTGTTGATAAACTAGAAGATAGATTACAACTGATTGAACTTGCATTAACAATGGCATATCATGCCAAAGCAAATTATGAAGATGTATTCTCACAGGTTAGAATGTGGGATACAATTATCTTTAATGAATTGTTAAAAGATAATATTGTTGTACCAATGAGAAAGGTTGGTCGTATAGAAGCAAAAGAACTTGTAGGTGCATATGTAAAAGAACCTAAGACAGGTTTCCATGAATGGGTTGTTTCTTTTGATTTGAACTCACTATATCCTCATTTGATTATGCAATACAACATATCACCTGAAACAATACTAGAAGGTCAAAAAGATATTACCATAGATAAACTTATTAGCAAAGAAATTGATACAACAGACGGTCATTGTTTGGCTGCAAATGGCACAATGTATAAATCAGATAAACAAGGTATGTTGCCACGAATTATACAAAAAGAATATAATGCTCGTACAATCTTTAAAAAGAAAATGTTAGAAGCAGAACAAATGTATGCCAACACAAAAGATAAGAAGTATGAAAAACTGGCACGTAAGTATTACATAGTACAACACTCTAAAAAGATATCATTGAATAGTGCTTATGGTGCAATTGGTAACAAATATTTTAGATACTATGACCACAGACAGGCAGAAGCAATTACCATGTCTGGTCAATTAAATATTAAGTGGATTGAGAAGAAACTAAACGAATACTTTAACAAGTTATACAATACAAAAGATGATTACATCATTGCTTCAGACACAGATTCCGTGTATATCAATATGGCGCCACTTGTAAAAATGACTGGCGCAACAGACAAAGTAAAGATTGTAAAGGCACTTGACAAGTTTTGTAAAGAAAAGGTAGAACCATATATCGCCACAGTTTACAAAGAACTGGCTGACTATATGAATGTGTATCAACAAAAGATGGAAATGGCAAGAGAAGTTATTGCTGATAGAGGTATCTGGACGGCAAAGAAAAGATATATTTTGAATGTACATAATAGTGAAGGTGTACAATATCCTGAACCTAAGTTAAAGATTATGGGTATAGAAGCAGTAAAGACATCAACGCCATTACCTTGTAGAGATAAGTTAAAAGAAAGTTTTAAGATACTAATGAATGGTAATGAAAAAGAAATGAAAGAGTTTTGTGTAAATTTCAGACGTGAGTTTGAACTATTACCACCTGAAGACATAGGTTTTCCTCGTAGTGTAAATAATGTAGAAAAGTATTCTGATACAACATCTATATACAAGAAAGGCACACCAATGCATGTCAAAGGTGCATTACTATATAATCATCTATTGAAAACAAAAAAAGTATCACACAAACACCAAACAATATATGAAGGTGATAAAGGTAAGTTTGTCCATCTAAGAAAGAATCCTTGGAATGCCAATGTCATTACGTTCATTGGTAGTTTGCCAACAGAATTTGATATGCACAAACTCATTGACTATGAACAACAATTTACTAAATCATTTATGGATCCTCTACGATTTATATTAGAAGCAATAAACTGGAAAGTGGATGCAAGTGATAGTAATACAATTGAGGATTTCTTTTGATATTAAATGACCAAGACAGTACCTGGGCAATGAATTACTTTATTGAATACTTTGGCCAATTTGAAAGAATTGACCAGTATCTTAAAGAACAAAAACTAGAGCAAGTTAAATCTTTTCCATTTCAGTTACCTGGTATGGCAGATGAAGATGATTTCTTTTCTACATTTGATATACACCCACATGATATGAAATTTAGCGTGACAATACCTAATGGTCAGATATTTGACCGTATGTTAAACAAGACATCTAGTCATACAAACATGTCATCTATACCTGGTAAGTCAATACGTTTATTAGTAACAGAAACAACTACCAATACTATTGTAGGTTTTATAAGACTAGGTAGTCCAGTTATTAACAGTAAGCCACGAAATGATTTTTTAGGTAGACCACTGGCAACAACAGACTTAAAAGAAATGGGTCGTTTCAATGCGAGTGCCATTATGGGTTTTGTTATTGTACCTACACAACCTTTTGGTTATAACTATTTAGGTGGCAAACTATTAGCCGCCATATGTTGTAGTCATCATGTCCGTAATTTACTAAATAACAAGTACGATACAAATATATGTTTGTTTGAAACAACTAGTTTATATGGTAGTAGTAAGTCCTCAAGTCAATATGATGGCATGAAACCGTATCTGAGATTTAAAGGATTAACAGATAGTAATTTTTTACCACTATTGCATGGTGACGCCTTTAAACAAATGAACAAATGGTTTACAGAAAGAAATGAAAACACACCTTTAGTTGACCCAGAAGCAAGTAGTAGAAAACTTAAAACTCAACAAAAGATGGTATCTGTTATAAAGGAATCATTAAAGAAACACAATTCAAACTTATATGAAAAGTTTGGTAAGTTTGTGAATAAGACTAGAGACTTAACAGAAAGAAAAAGATTTTACATATCTGATTATGGTTATGATAATGTACCACAGTATATAAAAGGTGAAACAGATACACTAAATAAAAGTGTACATCACTATGACAAGTTTGCCTTAGAAAATACAATTAAGTGGTGGCAAAAAATTGCAGGTAAAAGATATGACAAATTAAAGCAAGGTGCAACATTGAGAAATGAGTTAGAGATATGGCACCAAGATGCTGAAATACAAATCATAAGATAAGGCTTGACTTTTGAAAGGAGTATGATATAATGGAAGAGTTGATTAAAACAATAGACAAACAAAATATAACAGTTGATGATTATATGACCATGGTAAAGATAATACAAGCGTCTTTACAACGAGGAAGTATAAGAGCGGAAGAATGTACTACTGTTGGTACACTTTACGATAAACTAAAATTTATGATAGAGAAAAAAAATAAGGAGAATGAGAATGCCAGACTTTCTGAAACAGATAATTAAAGATACAGGAAACGAATACGCCAGTTTAGTAAGTGAAGGTGTTGAAGCAGGTGATGTAGATACATTTATTGATACAGGTTCTTATATGTTTAATGCCTTACTATCAGGTAGTATTCATGGTGGTATTCCATCAAACAAAATTACTGCTGTTGCAGGTGAAAGTGCCACAGGTAAAACTTTCTTTGTATTAGGAATGTGTAAACATTTTTTAGATAATAATCCTGATGCTGGTGTTATTTACTTTGAAAGTGAAAGTGCATTAACAAAAAAATTAATTGAAGATAGAGGTATTGATAGCACTAGAATGGTAATCATGCCAGTAACTACAGTACAAGAATTTAGACATCAATCATTGTCCGTTGCAGAAAAGTATTTAGAACAAGCTGAAGGTGATAGAAAACCTTTATTGTTTGTATTAGATAGTTTAGGTATGTTATCTACAACAAAAGAAGTTGAAGATACTGCTGATGGTAAAGAAACAAGAGATATGACTAGAGCACAGGTACTCAAAGCGGCGTTTAGAGTTTTGACTTTAAAACTAGGCCGTGCAAAAGTGCCAATGGT